TCTTGCTTCGCCTAGCATATACTTACAAGTTGCAACCGTGTAATCTTTGATCCATTGACTTGATAGGTAGTCTTTTAATAATTCTGAATCCGGTCTGTGATTATAACAATATAATAGTAGTTCTTCTTCTGCTCTAGGGCGTTGAAGCATCATAAATTCTTTTGTTGTAGTATTCCATTTAAATTCAATAAATGATCCAAACATACGTCCTACAAGTTCTTGGTATTGACTAAACATATCATAAGTTGCTAGTCCACCCATATTACTACTTGCTAAAAGATACGTATTTGTGTATGCTAGGTTAAATGGTTCAAATAATGTACCACCATCTCCACCACCTGATCTTGATCCAATGCTTCTGCGGAATACTTTTCTTACTTCAATTACTTCATTTGGTAAAATGTAAGAATTTTGATCAATTACTGTAGATAAAAACAAGTATGATTCTTCTACTGAATTATCTGATCTTTGTCTATACTTGGCAAGTGCTTTATTTAATGCTGTTGAATAGTGTGCTGGATCCAGCTCAACATCAACCATGCCTCCGCCCAAGTGTAACTCAACGTAATCATATACTTCTTGCTTTTGTGTTTGTAAACTCATATTCTTGTTCTCCATATGTATTTATACGTTCGATAAATACTAATGTTATGCCAAGACTCAGTTTATACAAACCCGAAAAGGGTAAAGATTACGAATTCCTAGATAAGACCATCACGGAAATGTTCACTGTTGGTGGTACTGATGTGTTTGTTCACAAGTACTTAGGACCGTCAAATCCAGATGAAGCGGATGCTACTCCTTCACAGCCAAGATACAATGCTGTAAAGGAAACTAATATCCAGGATATGCTATTTCTTGAAAACAGAGATAGAAAGTATGATCCAGACATTTATGTATTACGTGGTATCTACAATGTACAAGATGTAGACTTTGATATGAGTGCATTTGGTTTGTTTTTACAAAATGATACTTTGTTTATGACAATACCTATCAATTATAGTGTAAAGACTCTTGGTAGAAAAATTTTAGCAGGTGACGTAATTGAGTTACCTCACTTAAAAGACGAATATGCACTTAATGATTATAGTGTAGCACTAAAACGTTTTTATGTCGTAGAAGATGTAAACAGAGCAAGTGAAGGATTTGCCGCAGATTGGTATCCACACTTATACAGAGTTAAACTAAAACAAATTGTTGACTCACAAGAATTTAAAGAAATATTAGATCTACCTGCAGAAGAAGGCAGTACAGATACACTTCGTGATGTTCTTAGTACATATGAACAAGAGATGCAAATTAATAATGCTGTGTTGGCCCAAGCTGAGGCTGATGCACCTAAGTCAGGTTATGAAACAAGTCAACTGTATACTTTACAAGTTGATGATAAAACAGGTAAGCCTGAACTAGTTACAACAGATACAAGTACACTAGATGCAAGTACGGCTGGTGTGTTAGCAGATAGAGTTAACCAAACACCAGAACGTAGTGGCTACCAAGGTTACTTAATAGGTGACGGTGTTGCACCAAACGGTGAAGCATTTGGACATGGTGGAGGGTTTCCTCTTACTCAGGTTGAAGGTGATTACTTTTTACGTACAGACTTTTTACCTAACAGATTATTTAGATTTAACGGAAACAGTTGGGTTAAGATGGAAGATAATGTAAGAGTAAACTTGAGTAACACTGATACTAAGAATACACAAAAAGGCACATTTATTAATAACACTTCAACTGCAAATATTGGCGGAGAAACTGTTACAGAAAGACAACCGTTGAGCAAGGCATTAAAGCCAAGGAGTGATAATTAATGCAACATTTTTATGACGGACAGATAAGAAGATATATTACTCAAATTATTAGACTTATGAGTAATTTTTCTTATGCCGACGGTAAGGGTGCGTTAGTACAAGTTCCTGTTATGTATGGTGACATTACTAGACAAGTAGGACACCTAATAAGAGATAATTCAGAAAACAAAATACCAAGTGCTCCACGCATAGGTATACACGTTACTGGTATGGAGATGGACAGAACTAGAACTGCTGATCCAACTTTTACAGGTAAGGTACATTTACGTGAAAGAGAATATGATAGTGCTGGTAAAGAATATTTAAATACACAAGGTAAAAATTATACAGTTGAACGTATGATGCCTACACCATATACACTTCAAGTAAACGCAGACATATGGTCAACTAACACAGAACAAAAATTACAAATCATGGAACAGATATTGATGCTGTTTAATCCAAGTTTAGAAATACAAACAACTGACAACTATGTAGACTGGACAAGTTTAAGTGTTGTTAATTTAGAAAACATTAATTTTAGTTCAAGAAGTATTCCTGTAGGAACTGAAACTGATATTGATGTTGCTACACTAGGATTTAGTACACCAATCTATATTAGTCCACCTGCTAAAGTTAAAAAGCTAGGTATTATAACAAATGTTGTAATGAGTATCTTCGACGAGAAGAAAGGAACTATTAACTTACAAGAATCAATGCCAGAGCTTACAGCATACGATGACAGCTACAGTACAGTAACTAAAGGTTCTGATAGTACAAATATTAAAGTAGATGGCAGTGGTAAGTCTTCAAGATCTTCAGCACAAATCCATCTTACAACTGCTGACGGATACGATGCTATTGTGTTAGGTAATATTGTACAGCTAGGTAACAACGGAGTATCAGGTGATATTAATTGGCGTGAAGTACTTGACGCACAACCAGGGCAATACAGAGCAGGTCTAAGTAAAATTTATTTAGAGAGAGCAGGATTTACAACAAGTGTTGTAGGTACTTTTGCAATTAACAGTTTAGACGAAACACAAATTACAGTTAACTGGGACGAAGATACAATACCAACAAATACAGTTTTAGTTGGTCCGTTATCTACCAAAGGAACTATAGATGCAATTATTGATCCAACTAGAACTAATCCTACTAACATAAAAGGTAATGGTGTAAGAGTACTATTACTAGGTGACATTGGTTCAGCAGAAAACGTAGACGGTGCTGACGCTTGGAAGGGTACGGCAGGTGATCTAATTGCAAGTGAAAACGATATCATTGAATGGGACGGAGATAATTGGATAATTGTTTTTGATGCCAGTGGAAATGATGCTTCGGATTCAACAGTAGTAACACCAACTTACACAACTAATCTAAATACAGGTGTCCAATACAAATGGGACGGTGCAGAATGGACCTTAACATTTGAAGGCGAATATCGAAAAGGAACCTGGCGCTTAACACTCTAAATAAGTACTAGTATGAATAAGATTATTTGTAGTGGTGCCCTCTTTTACACGTTAGATACACAAAGATTTCTGTTTTTACACAGAACACAAAGTCGTCAAGCAAATGTTTGGGGACTAGTTGGTGGTACGAACGAGTCAGAAGAAATTCCATATCAGGCACTACAGAGAGAAATTAAAGAAGAGATTGGAACGACTCCAGAAATTATTAAGTCGATTCCTTTAGAAACTTTTGTTAGTAATGACGAAAAGTTTAATTTCCATACATACCTTTGTGTAGTTAAAAATGAATTTTTACCCACATTAAACAGTGAGCATAATGGATATGCCTGGGTTAGTTTTGGAGAATGGCCAAAGCCGTTGCACCAAGGTTTAAGGAATACACTACAAAGCAAAACAAACTTATTAAAACTACAAACAGTATTTCAACTTGTATCCTTAATGGAGAAATAAATGATTAAAGTCTATGGAGATGTAATGTTAGATCGATGGATCATCGGTAATGCAAACAGAATGTCACCAGAAGCACCTGTGCCTGTTTTATTAGAAGATCATCAAGAATGGTCAATAGGTGGTGCAGGAAATTTAGCACTTAATATAAAAAGTTTAGGATCAGAAGTAACGTTAATAAGTGTTACAGGACACGATAAGGAAGGTTATAAATTACAAGAACTTTTATTAAAACAAAACTTAGAATGTCAGATGGCAGGTGATCAAGATGTTACAACAACAAAGACAAGACTGGTTGCAAAGGGTGGACAGCATATTGTACGTTGGGATAAAGAAGTTCAGTACACCGGCGATCAAGCAATTGAAAGATTACAATCACACGTTAAGAAAAATGATATTATATGTGTAAGTGATTATGCAAAGGGTACAGTAAGACGAGACACAATAGCAAATTTATTAAGTAATCAAGTAAAAATTTTAGTTGATCCAAAACAAGATGCAAACTTTTATTATGGAGCATATCTTGTTAAACCAAACATGGCAGAATATGAAGCATGGTTTGGTAAATGGGATAAAGCAGAAGCTCTTAGACAAATGCAAAGATTTAATTGGACTTGGTTAGTTGTCACAGATGGTGCTAACGGTATGCACGTACTAAACATATTAGATGAGTACAAACATTTTAGCGAACCTGTAAAAGAAGTTGCAGATGTAACCGGTGCAGGAGATACTGTGATGGCAGTCATTGCCTATGGTATTGATAAGGGTATGGATATATTTGATGCTTGTAAATTGGCTTGTTATGCCGCGGCTAGAATTGTTGAGAAAAGAGGTGTTGCTATAATACAACAAGACGATTTGGAACGTAACATTGTATGGACTAATGGGGTGTTTGATATACTGCATACTGGCCATTTAAAGCTACTAAGACACGCACACACGCTAGGGAAACGCCTTGTGGTGGGCATTAATAGTGATTCATCTGTTAAGCGTTTAAAAGGCGATCTAAGACCCATAAACGACCAGAATACACGTAAAGAAGCATTGTTAGAATTGGGTGTTGTAGACGATGTTGTTATATTTGAACAGGACACACCATACGAAGCAATAAAGGAAATACAACCAGATGTAATTGTTAAAGGAGGCGATTATACTGTAGAACAAGTAGTTGGAAATGACATTGCCAAGGTAGAAATTTTTCCAACAATTGAAGGGTATTCAACAACTAAAACTATCGAAAGAATGAAAGCATGAGAATATTAATTACTGGACATCAGGGTTTCATAGGAAAAAATTTAGGATCTTATCTAAGTCATAGAGGACATCAGGTAGAGGGATATGAATGGGTTGAAAATAAAGTTCCAGACCCACAAGAGTTTGACAGAGTTATACACTTAGGGGCAATAAGTAGCACAACCGAGCGTGATGTAAACAAGGTACTAGCAATGAATCTTGAATTTAGTCAAAGACTTTTACAGCTATGTGATCAATGTGGTACAACATTGATATATGCCTCAAGTGCTAGTGTATATGGTGACGTACAAGTACACCATAACAAGAATAAGATTAAAGAAAACGATCCAATATATCCAATGAATGCTTATGCATGGAGCAAGTACTTGTTTGATAAACTTGTAATGGAAGTTCCAGAGTTTATGATCAATGTACAAGGACTTAGATTGTTCAATGTATATGGCCCAGGTGAGGAACACAAAGGCGAACAACAAAGTGTATTCGGTAAGTTTCAAGGACAAGCAAAAAATTTAAAAAAGATTACACTATTTGAAGGTAGTCATGATATCAAACGAGATTTTATCTGGGTAGGAGATGTATGCCAAATTATTGAAAAAATGTTTGACGTAGATGCTACTGATATTTGGAATATAGGAACAGGTACTGCACCTAGCTTTTATGATATAGCTAAAGGATATGCAACCAAATACGATGCTGAAATTGAGTTTGTTCCACTTCCAGAACACCTGCGAGGCAAGTATCAGTATTATACCTGTGCAGACAATTCTAAACTAATTAATAGTATAGGTGACTATAAGTTTAAAACAATTCAGGAGTATATAGATGCCAGCAAGACATAGTGGTAAAGTAGATAAAGGTTGGGGATACGAATTAATTTGGGCAACCAATGATTTATACTGCGGAAAAATTATGGTTTTTGAAAAAGCTGGATCAAAGATGTCTATGCATTTCCATAAAGAAAAAGACGAATCTTGGTTTATAAATCAAGGTAGTTTTAAACTAAGATACATTGATACAGCGACAGCTACACCAATGGAAGTTATTGTTAAGGCAGGCGATACCTGGAGAAATCCTCCATTACTGCCACACCAATTAGAAGCAATCGAGGCAGGTAGTTCACTTACTGAAGTAAGCACACCAGATTCAATTGAAGATAATTATAGACTTGCTCCTGGAGATAGCCAAGCTAATTTACAGCCTGTAGAGGAGCCAAATGTTACTATACCAGACCCAGCTCAATCTTAACTTAGATAGTGTAAATCACGCATCACGTTTCTTAGCAAATCAAATAGCTAACGAAATTGCTATACCACATGGTTTGCAACACGTTCCCCACAGTAGTCTATGTACAGCTTGTAGTCCTCATTATAATTTATTTACAAGTACAATGCCTGAGGTTATGATGTTGTACAAAGAGATTCAAACATATTTTAAATCAACAGTACAACACGATACTAGAAAACTATATTGGATAGTTGGTTGGTTAAACTACTGGCCAAACCCTGGTCAAGTACTAGACTGGCATGGTCACGATTATGGTGGAGGGTTAGATTGTTACCACGGTATATATGGTATTAACTGTGAGCCAAGCTATGCAGAATACAGAGAAGTTGGATCAGAAGAAACTGTACAAAAAGTAGAAAATAAAAATAATCAATTATTAATTACGCATTCAGCTAATATGGAACATAGAATTAGTGACTGGGAACAAAAGGATCCACGCATTACTATTGCATTTAATATCCAACCACACGATACACTATTACAACATATTACAACGCCAACAGTAAATTCTAAACCTAAAGTAGGATTACAATTTCATGAAAACACTAAGAAGCTATCACAAATACCTAATACTTTTCAACCTGGCGGTAATCCTTTAAACTATTACGTGCCACTATAATGAAGTATGAACATATATTTCCAATTGGTATACTAGTACATGATGTACCTACAAAAATTGCAAATGAAACAGAAGAATTTGTAGTTAATAATCTACACAAAATACCAAGGCCTGATAACAACGCACCTCATGCCACAGACTATTTTGAAAAAGACAAAGCTGTACATTTAAAATATGATACGCCCTTGCTATATGAACACATAGATGAATGTGTTAGAGACTTTCAAAATAAAAATATGATGAATAGAATACACGCCGGTTATAGTTATAATTGGTGGGTACAAGATTATAAAGAAGGTGACGTACATGATGAACATCATCATAACGTAGGACAAATTAGCGGAGTCTATTGGGTAAGGGCAAACGAAAATGCAGGTGGATTAAGTTTTAGAAACCCTAACGTATTTGTTGAGTACGGACATACTGTAAAAGATACAGCACCTTATTCTTGGCAAGAATATGTATACCAACCTGTTAAAGGTAGATTACTATTGTTTCCTAGTTACTTGAAACATACTGTATTACCTAGTCTTAAAGATTGTATTAGAACAACTATTGCTTTTAACGTAAAATAAATGGAAGTAGTAGTATGGTCAATATACAGATCCATACAAAAGTATTACTATTAAAGAAGTCAAACATTATGCTTGAGCTTCACCCCATCTAAGAATGATATTCGCTTTGGTATCAATACCTTCCGCTTTATAAACGTTAATAGCTAACACGTCTGGTCCATTCGGGAACGTACCTCGTCCACCTAGTGTTGTATTTGTTAACTCTTTCAACGTACTTAGATCCAAAGATGTTTGTGATCCTGGGTTTGCAATAAATGAAAATACTGTTTCGCCTGGTTGTGCGTAAGGTGGTTGTCCAAATAAGAACCCTACATTTGTACCAGCTGTAATATTTTGATTTGAGTTCTGTGTAAATGTAATTCTGTAATATTCTGTTCCACCAAAGTTTAATGGTCCTTGTACACCAGAAACGTATGTACCACCTGGAAACTTACTATCACTTACCTCTGTACCTGCAACAGCACCAGTTGACTCCCAACTTGCTTTTGTAAAGTATAGGAAGTTTGTATTAGCCAATGCACCCGTTGGGTTAACTGACATTGTAATAGTTTCGTTAGCACTAACTTGAGCTGTGTTTCTAACACTCATTCTCAAGTATGGTGGATTATAGTTAGATAAGATCTGCGTAAGTGTTGTACCACTTGGAAAGTCTGACGATCCTGATGCTGGGTTACCAGTTGCTATAACTGTAAGACCAGTTGCTAGTCCTGTTGTGTTTGCCGCGGCATACGAAGCACTTGTAATTCTATGATAAACCCAACTGTTAGTATTATTCTGTGATATAACGTCAAGTGTCATCTCTGCAACCGTTGTTGCATTTTTAATAATCTGTGTTGCACCTGTTGACCATACAACAGAACCACCCGGGGCAATCTGTGCAAAACTTGGTTGTCCACCTGCCGCTGAACCTGTTAATGAGGCCCAACCAATATCACCTGGATCAATTGGATAGTTTTGTGGATTT